ATACGCCCAACAGAAAAACCCGTAGAACTGTACCAATGGTTATTGAACAAATACGCTAATAAAGGCGATAAAATAATTGACACATTTTTAGGAAGTGGAAGCATTGCTATTGCTTGTGATGCACTACATTTTGATTTAGTAGGAACTGAATTAGATAAACGATATTTTCGTGAGGCAAACGAAAGACTAGACCTTTATAGAAGGCAACAAACCCTTTTTTAATTGTGTACAACGTTATGTATAGTTAATTCAATAAATTGAACCAATGGAAAACAAAGTAAACACAAGGCATTTGAATAAAATAGAGGAATATGTTTATAAATGCCTTGTAAAAGATGAGTTGGATATAGTTCAAGTTTTTGAACGTCTTTCTGTTTATGCAAATTTTAAAACAATACAAAAATACGCAACAGATAATAATATTTCATATAATGGTGCAAAAAACAACAGAGAGATAATAACATTATTTGGAGTTAAGTTTATAGCTGATAATAGTTAATTTAAGATATCTTCTCTATAATCAAATCAATAACTCCAGTAGCTAACTTATTAGCCTTTATTTCATTGACTCCAGCTATTTTTAAACTCAGTAATATTAAAGAGTCTTTTCTTGAATTTAACAAATAAACCAATTGATCCTTTGTTAAACTTCCTTTAATTAAATCGATAGACCATTCTTTTAACTTTGATTTACTATCATCAATAAGTTTGTTTACTTCTTTGGTTACTTCTTCTTTTGTGTCTCCAAATAAAGAATTAACCAAATTTAAAGCGTCTTCTTTTAATTCTTTCACTACGTTTTCAACTTCCATAATTATTTATCTTTTTTGTTTTCTAATTCTAGTATTTGGTCGAATCCAAACATTATCTCTTCTTTAGATTGATTTATAAAATAAGTTGCTAACACATTGTTTTTCTTCCAAATATTAAAGAAACCATAAACCTTACCATTATCTTTTACTAATATTTTAAACATTTCTATAAGTACAATATTGTTTTTCTTTGATTTCTGGTAGGATAATAAAGACTGTAAGCGGGTTTTAACTGAGTCAATAGACTTAACGTGATTAATATAAGGCTGCGTACTTAAATCTATTAATTTTAAGGTTATTTCTTTTGTCTCTTTTGTTTCAGACAAAGTGTAAGGATCTTGTTTTATGCTTGCGCATGATGTTACTATACTAATTAGTATTAGTAAGGAAATCTGTTTTAGTGTTTTCATAATTTATTTAAAGTTTTAATAATTCAAAATGCGGGAAGTCGTCAAAAGATTGATCGAAATCTATTATACCGTCACTATCCCAATTAGCACCCCATCTTATTTTATGGGTAATATCTCCTTTTTCTAAAAGTTCTAATACACAAGAGTCTATAATTCCAGATATATAAGATAAATGTGACTTATCATAAGCTATCTTAGATCTAGTTTTTTTATCTGAGTGGTATGTGTATATATCTACAGCTTCGCTTGGGCTTAAATTGTGCTTTCCAAGCTTATTAATACCGTCTATTTTAGATTTACCTTGATCGAATAATTCTTTTTGTCTGCCTGTTGTTCTATATCCCTCAGATATACCAAAGTCTATTTTACTCCTAGATAAAGAAAGATTCATTATTACCTGTAAATCTTTATGACAGGTTTGTAGTTTTTCTGCACTTCTTTTACCGAATTGATACATTATTTTTTAGTTCTAATTTTATCTAACATAAAGTCAGCTAAAGCCCCCAAGAATACATCTATCTTAAACTTATATACTATCCATTCTGTTATCTTTTCTCCACTAATAGCTGTTAATCCAACAAAAGCTGGTAAGTACTCCTTACTACTTAAGTGTTCAATTAATGGAAAAGCAAAATAAGCGCAAGAAACCCCCGCAATAAAACTTATAATTACTCTACTAATACTTAATTTCTCGTTTTTCATTTGTATAGCTACCTTGGCAGCGATTCCCACAAAAGCGGGTATCATTATTTTAAATAAAAACTCGTAAGCTTCCTCAAAGAACTGGGGGTTTTTTTGCATTGTTTCTTTTTATTGCAAAACCGATAATTGCTAAACACGTTAAAATCTCACTCCAATTTAATTTTGTGGGATCTAAGAATAGCTCATCAATTAAGTTGTTTATCGAAAGGCAAAAGAGGACATACTTTATAAAGCTTTTCGTGTCTGTTACAAACAGATAAGTACATATAGATAAAACAAATAAAGCATTTCCTTTATAGAAATAGCCCTTTGGTAAATACTGCCAAAAAAGATAAGTAGCAACACCAATAATCAAACCTATATATAGTATCCATTTTTTATTCATTTTTATCTATCCTCTGGTCTAGTTCCTATTAAATCATCTCCTTCTTCATTTTCGTCATCTCCTTCTACTGAAGGGTCTGGATCAGGCATTACTAAAAATGATTCTTTTACTTCAATCTCATTAATGTTTAATTCTTTCATTGTTATTTGTGTTTAATTGTTATGGTACGTCATTGATTATGTTTGAAGATGTCATATTGTGCATAAATAGCGTTGATGATCCAAACGAATCGTTTAATATAGGATATGTATCTTCGTCTCCAAACCTGAATCCATTTTTTGGCGGGCTTGTTAATGTTGACATGTCAAAAGGAAAGCCTCCGTTGTATAAATCTTCTGTTTGTTTTATGTCGAAAAAGTATCCTTCATCTAATTTACAATTGTTTTTTAAATAATCATTACCTCCTGCTCTTTTTCCAAATTGAAAAACGTCTGAATTTATTGAAGAACTCCATCCAAAATTACCATTTGAATTTATTGTTGATTGCAGTACATTGTATATCTCCTGAATATGTATCTGTTATATATAGGTCGTTACCTATTACTTCGTATTTAAAAGCCATGTTGTTTTTGTTTTCAAATATACAAAATAAAACTAATTTAAACTATACCTACAATTATACCATTTTTTATTTGTAGTTGGTCTCCTCCTGAAGGATCGTATGTACCTGTAAAACCAACTGAACCATCTCTGGAAACAAAATCTCCTGAACCTCCTGATAAGCTTATATCAGATGTTGACTTGACTAAACCTGTAACCTCTAATTGCTGAGAAATCTGGAAAGCATCATCTGCGTCACTATATGTTATTGTTTCTGTGTTTGCAGTTCCTTTAAATGTTATAGTTGGATTAGCTTGATCTATAGTCAACCCTCCTTCAACAGCTACATCTTTATCAAAACTATAACTCCCTGATGTTTCTATTGTAAATGAAACTATATTAGTTGTGTTGTTGTTTTCAACCCTAAACTTATTACTATTTGAACCTTGTAATAATATTGCATTATCCTGACCTTCTGTTCCGAATAAGTTTTCATCTCCAATTGCGCTAATGTTTTCATTAAATGTAGTTTCAGGATCTATTGATTGAGGTGACGCTCCTGTTTTTCTAGCAAAGTCAATAGAGTTTAATGAGTCTAATGTATCAGCGTTAACACCTGTCAATCCTACGCCAGAACCAGTAAATGAATCTGCTGTAATATTATTTCCAGTTGCGTCTAAATCTCCGTATATAGTTAAATTCTTATCTGCTGTCATTCTGATAGCTGCATCCGCTATTGTTATATCAGAATTATCTGCATCATTATTTACACACATATAAAAGTTACCCACACCAAAAGAAGATACTCTCTCGTGTATAAATCCACTCTTATTAGCCCCACTCTCTCCTATAAAACCAGAGAACCCTAGAGATACAATTCCATTGGTAGTTAATCCTGCTCCAATAGTTGCTATTACTCCGGGGTTTGAATTTGTTTCATATATTCTAGCAAAACCTGCCTTAACTTCTTGAAGAGAAGCATCAATACCAGCCTGTGCTTGTAATTCAGATGTTAGTGTTTGAGTACCGTTTAAAGTATTCCCCCCATCTAAATTTGCTTTTAGTAAAAATTCAGCAACTAAGTCAATTTGGTTTTGTAAGTCTCCGCTTATACCTCCCCATATTGCAGTACTATTGTTTATTTGTACATAAGCGCTTCCAGACCATCTGTATTCAAAATTTGTAGTGGTGTCTACGTAAATAATGCCTGTTTCAGGACTATAAGGGTCTCCTAGCGGGTCATTAAACGTAGTAGAGTTTATATAAGTACCCTCCAACACATCATCTACATATGAAGGTAATTGATCTGAGGGAACTTTTGCGTTTCCGTCTAATGTTGCCACTCCATTAGCCGCTGCTTTTTCAGTGTTTAATATATAAAAAGAATCTGTAATTGATTTTTGTACGCTTTCTAGCCTGTCATTTGCATTGCTCCATATTAGAAATAAATCTGTAGGGTTAATACTTAATGCTAACGGTAACTCATCTCCTGTTTTGCTATCGTTTAGTATAGACAATATCTGTTGTAATGTTGTTTGTGCCATAATTTTAATTTTTAGTTATATAAAGCAGTCCGCTTCCTAGCCCCTCTATAGCTAGTGGAGTTCCTGACTCTATACTAATACTTCCATCACTAGAAATACTATCGAATACATAGTCTCCTTTTGTTAATATTTGGTTTATTTGATATAAATTTGTACTTGAAGGATGTATCACCTCCGACTCTGATTCTTTTATAAAGTTAACATCGTTTCCGAAAACCCTATCGTTAGATGTCAATAATGTAAATTTCTGTGACATTGCTGTAGGAATTGGAGAAACAGACAACCTGTAAAAATCTCTTACTCTAGAATCTATTTGAGTGGTGTTAGTATCTGTTACAAATACATCGTTTGTACTATTAGGTAGCCATTCGAAGTTATAAATATAATTAAACCGAGCCTTCCCCTTTATTCCTGTTGAGTAGTTAATCTCGTTATTTATAGTATTGTACCATTGCATTAGATAAGTCTTCAAATGTGTCTCCTGAACATCTATTCTTTCACTCAAAAAAGAAACATCATTGAAATTATCATCTGTTAAATCTATTGAAACCTGATAACATCCTTCTAAGTTAGTAAGGTCTACATCGAACTCATATACCTCATAAGGTAGCAAATCGTATAAACTTGTAATCCTTCTGTTTAACCCTTGTAGGTTTATAACCTCAGGATAAGAAGATGTTAAAATATTCATCACCGCGGTACTTACTCCGTTAAAAGAAACGATATCAATTACTTTTATCCACCCAGCATTTTGTATGTTCAAATATTCTCCGATATCTATCCAATCAGGTAAATTATTTCCTAAAGAATATGTTCCGTCTATATCCAAAGTAATAGGGTCGTATGTGTTACCGCTTCCAAACCGAACACCAACATAACCTTGGTTTAAATATAAAATAGAAACTACAGTTCCGTCTCTAACATCCTCTATATTTAAGTTGTTTGTTTTCTTTGTAACAACTAAATCTGTTTCAACGGATAAACTATCTGTAATCTTAGCTTCATTTAACTCGTAAGAGCTTTTTATTTGAGTCGTAATGATACCATCATCTTTTTGAAAAGGTTGTTTGTAGTTTATTTCAGGAGTATCTACATTTTCCTCGTAAGAAAGAGTGTTTTCTACCGTTGGGATATTTGTCGTTAAATCTTCGCAAACTTTAAATCTAAAAGAATTCAAATTAGACACAAAAGCAAACGCTACTCTTTCATTAATTGGAGGTGTAAATGCATCTATTACAAAAGGTAATGAAAAAGAACAACCTAATCCATCTCTTACATATATATTGTAAGTTCCTTCAGAAAGCCCACTAAATGAATTTGTAGGGTAATATAATACATCATCCAAAGAGTACTCCAAAGTAAATAAAGGCTCTTGAGTGTAATTACTAGAAACTGTAACCGTTCCGCCATTTGGTGCGTTTACCACATCTGCGGTGAAATCAGCTGCAATTAACGAAGGAATAAAAACAGTGATTGTATCAGCATTATTTAAATCTTTCATTGTAACATCGACCACGCCTGTTCTTTGCACCTCTACCAGAAAAGGATTTGAATTAACCACGTCAACTAAAGGAGATGTTATATTTGTAGCTTGTACATTTGATGTTATTGTAAGCTCAACGTTATTACACGGCAACGAAACTACCTCTGATGTAGTAATATTTGTTATCTCGAAAACAGTAGGAGCTATTACGTTTGAAATGGTTATGGTAACTGCTCCAGAAGTGTTGTTTAAAACCTCAGTAAAAACACTATCTGCGTTATTAGCATCTATCGTAATTGTATTCAAAAGATAGTCAACAGAAACCGTGTAAATATTTGTATTGTTATATTTGTTTTGAATAAACTGATAAGCAACAGTCAAACTGTCTGTTATTGTTGTCCCTGCTAATGCTACTGAAACATTCGAATCTAAATCTATTAGTTGGCTTGGTGTTAAAGAGTCCTGAATAGAATATTGATCTCCTAAAACTATATTTGAGTTGTATGTTATTATTACTTGACTATTCATTTTATGCTTTTTTAATTAATTTCCAGTTTCCTTCATTATTTGGGCTCAACTCTAAAAGATATCCTTCTTCTTTTTGTCCAAACTCATTTATAAACCTTACGCTACCAAAATAGTTCGGAACTGATCTATCTCCTACCTGAGTTCTTCCATATACCTGACTATTAATATCAAAAGTAACTTTGGATTTAAACTCTATTATTTGATTTAAAAACAAAGGGTTATCTAAATCTCCTATTAACACAGGGGAATTTTCAGCTCTTTCTACACCTCCATTTGGTTGTGTGGTCAACAATTCGTTTCCTACTGAATTACTAAACCTTATATACTCAGGTAGAAACTTATTCAAGAAAGAACGTAAAAATTTACCATGCCTTAATAATGTATTTATAGGACTTAATCTAAGACCCGTAATAGTACCAGGGCTGTAAACCCCTGTAGGTTCTTGCTCAAAATCATCTTGCCACACTCTTTCTTCTAAAGCTTCTCCCAATCCTTCTTTTAAATCTAAAACAAAAGTAGTTTTATCGTACCTCGTGTCTCCTGTTGGGTTTGTGTCTATAGCCTCTCTTCTAGCAAATTCTTTACCATAACTATCTGCCCTAAAATCAGAAGATTTATCGTAAACCGTATCTGTTCTAGTTATAGGTGTCCCATAAGAATTTAAAATATTAGGTTCGTCTAATCCTTGAGCTTCTTCATATAGATTATCTCCTGAAGGTTTTTTATAACCCATTTTTATAGAGCTATAAGCCCCGTCTGGCATAGCTGAACGAACAACGTTACTAACTTGTAAAGGAATTTCTATAGCCGAAAAATCTTGAAAGAAATAAGAAATATCTTCGTGGATTACTTTTTCCACTCCATCAATAATATCAATTGTATACCCTGTTAAGAATAATGAGTTTGCATTATTAATGAATTGATCCCAGCTAATTTCTATGTTTTTATCGTAGAATCTTCGAATCCATAAACCTAAAGTTAATGCGGAAAGTTTAAAATCTCCATTAGTAAAAAAATCACTTACGTACCTATCTTTTTCTCCAGTAAGTATTTGCATTAACTTATCTCCAGCATCTTTAATCAATACTGCAATAGTTTGTGAATTAGGTCTTTCACTGTCTTCATTGATATTAACTACACAAGAAACATCTTTATAATCTACGTCGTATCTACCTGAATCAATTATATTTCCAAACTGAGCAGCTCCATACCATTGTAAAGAAAGACTTTCTCCGGGCTCTAAAACTATGGATTCATTAAAGTTAATTGTTGTAATTGTTTGATTAAAAAAGTAATCTACAATATTTTCATCTCCATTTATCTCAAATAATACTCGTCTCTTTGAAAGAACCACATCTAAGGTGTTTCCGTTATCATACGTGTCTAGTATTACTTTAAAAAATGCATCATTAGATAAATCGCTTACATTTCTATAAATAGGCGTAAAGGTCAAGTCAATACTTAAATCTATTGTTTTTTGTATATCATTATCTAAGTAAAAAACCATAGAAGCTAATCCGTTAGTTAAACTTCCCTCAAATTGGTCTTTAATCTGAGGGACAACCATTTCATCGCTTTCGTAATTCAATGATAAAGGAATTCCTACATGCCCTTCTCTATAGTTTCCGCTCCCGAAATTCATTCTAAAGGATTCAGTAAGTGAGTCCGTATCTGATGTTTCTAATTCAGAAACAAGTAAAATATCTCTACTTGTTAAAGCAACAGTTTTAGTTATTAAATCGTCAATTTCATTTCCGTTTATTGATATTGTTGTCCCTAAATCATACTTTTCTTTAAGTTTTGATTTAATTATGGAATTTAAGCCACTGCTTTTGAAACTTATATTTACCGAGGTTTCATTGGAAACATAAGTACTAAAATCAGCATTAGAAATATTATAAGTATATTTTACGTCTGTTGTTGGGTTAAATCTATACTCTATTAAATCTAAATCAGCTTCAATATCTCTAGCCTCGTAAGCTAATCTTAAAAAGTCTGCTCCTTGCTGAATAAACTCGTATTCGCTAGACACTTGAGTCATTACCCCATAGTTATCTAGACTTCTTTTTAATACTGTTTCTATTTCTTCGTAATTAACTGGTATGACTGCATTTGTTGGATTTGTACCTCCCAAGGACAAACTCGTGCCATTATCATTATTTACGATTAAAAACTCCCTATCGGGATATTTGTAACCTACCATTATTTTAGTTTTTTACAGTGTATCTCTTTTATAGTTTAAAAATCTTAAGTCTTTTCCTATGTCAATTTTTTGACTTAAATGTACTGGCCTGCTTTGACTGTTTATTGCTTTTACTATTTTTCTGGTTGACGCATCGTTACTATTTATAAGTCTGTCGTTTAAATCGTATCTGCTTGACAAATAATTTTGATGACTTACATTAGCCATAACTATGTGTTTTTGTAAATTATTTATTACATGATTGTCTGAAAAACTGGATAAATATTCCTTTGCATCCGGTATAATTTCATCTCCCTTTTTTCCATAAACTATCGCGTTCTTTTTGTCGGTAGTAAACAACTCTCCATCTCTCTTTACTAACTCTTGTCTTCCACTATAGTGGTCGTTTATTTTCATTAACCCGTCATGATCCATTGTACCCCCTTCAGCAAAAGCTGGAATAGATCTAGACAACACAGAAGCTGTTTGAGCTGCTGCAATACCAATCGCGAATGGAATATTTGCAGCCCTGTAAGGTATACCTCCAACACCAAAAGTAATGCTGTCAATCAATGCTGCTGCTAAATTGATAGCAGATATTGTTTTAGCTAAGTTGATAGCTATTTCAGCAAGTGCTAAAGCTTGATTAAACAAGAATGCTTTTCTCTCTTGTTCTTTTTGTTTTTCTCTTAATTGGTTTTCTCTTTCTTGTTTTTGTAGCTGTAAAGCTTCTCTTTGACTTTCTGTAAGTTCTTCGTTATCTAATAACGCATCGTAATAATCACTATTAGCCTGTATTTCTTCTTCGTACTTTTGAATCTGAGTATCAAAAATGTTGTTTATTGCCTCTATAGCTGAATACGTAAATTCCTGTCTTAAATCATTTTGAAGTCTGAGAGAGTTTTTTAATATTTCTCTTTTTCTATCTTCTGCTTTTTCAAAATCATCTATCTGATTATCTAGTTCTTTTTTATTTAAGTCAGTAATATCCTTGAATAAATCATCCAAACCAGTTGATTCTTTTATTTCTTCAAGAGAATCTTTAACAACTTGATAACTAGACCTTAGTTTATCTCCAACAGACTCTAAATCAATTCCCTCTAATTGAAACCTTAATTTAGAGAGAGAGAGATTTGCTGCATCTATTAGTTTAGTGTAATCATTCCACTCCTTACTATTTCTTGATAACATTGATCTTTGGTTTTCAAGAACCTTTATTTGATTTTCAGCAAAAGAAATACTACCTTTTAAGGCTTTAATGTTTTTCTTTTGAGCTTTTGAGTTGCCTAAAATAGCAGATATTCTTGATTCAAGTGCTTTTATTTCTTTATCGATCTTATTTACAGAATCTTCTTCAGTAATAGTAACACCGTCTTTAGTTAACTCTAGTCTCTCCTTTCTAAGTAGCCGTATCTCTTTTCTTAACTTAGGTATTAATAATATCTGGGAGGATATCCTATCTATTTCTTTTTTATCTTGTTTAATTTTTTTAGCTAATTGGTCTGCCTCTTTTTGTCTTTCTGACCTCAAACCTTTAGAGTTCAATAAAAGTTCTTTATTTACCTCAATTTGATCTTCTAGTTCTTTTTTAGAAGACTTTAGAGAGGTTACGTATTCTAATAAAGCAATATTTTCATCTCTTGTTAGTTTACCTACTTGTTCAGTAATTGCGCCAAATCTATCTGATGAAGCTGTAAGCTTAATTAGCTCCCCGTTAATGCTTTTATAATAACCAACTCCTTTAACGAAATTTATATTAACTCCTTTTTGAGCTCCCTCTGCCTCAGATAATTTTCTATTAAGTTCATCAAGTGATTTTCTTTGATTTTCTAAAGCTTCTTCAGCTCTTAATCCAACTAGCTTATTGTTTTCTTCTACAAACTTAGTAACGCTGTCTGTTGATATATCTAATGCTTGTCCGTATTCACCGATTGATGTTATTGCTCTAGGAACTTCTTTCGATATATCTTCAATTGTTTCTTTAAGTTTTGTGTTTTCCTCTTCGCTTCTTTCTGTTTTATCGGTCAATTCTGTATATGTGTCTGATAATTTAGTTAACTCATTATTTGTTCTTAATATTTGTTTTTGTTCTTCTGAAAACCCTTTATTCAAATCATTCATTTCATCAACTAAATCCGAAGTGCTTTTACTTGTCGTGTTTAAAGCCTCGTATAATAAAACTAATGCTGTAACAGCTATTCCTAAAGCATTTTTTCTTAAAACTTTAGTAAAGTTAACCCACGCAAGAGTAAGTTTACTTATTCCAAATGTTGCGGCTAGAGACGCCTTTCTGCTATTAAACATCTGGATGTTAAGAAGTTTTTGCTGTAATGCAGCCAATAATAAAGCTATTTTATAGGCAGTAAATGCTTTAATACCTAAAAATATAGCTGAAATTAAAAAACCTAGATTCTCAGATAATGACTTTATAGTATCTTTAAGGCTATTACTTACGCTGTTTCCTTCGTTTGTACTTAATATAACACCTTCCCATGCCGATTTCAACAACTTTAAAGAGCCATCTAAAGTATCAAGTTCTTTATCCGCAAACTCTTTCGCGGTTCCTTTAGCATTATTTAATGCTTCATTTAACTCAACAACCTTATCTATATTATTAGCTAAAACAACAGCAGAGACTGCGGCTCTTTTTCCAAACGCATCGTTAGCAGTGGTTAATTGATCTTGACTATCTCTTACTTCTTTTAATGTATCCCTAAAATCAACACCTGTTTTTGCTGATTCTATAAATATATTTCTTAATGAAGTCGCTCCTGTTGAAACATCAATATTGGCATCTGCTAATTTACCCAGTTGAGATACGAGTTCTTCAAAAGTTACACCTACTGCATTAGCAGCTCCCCCAACAATAGGAAGCGCAGTATTTAATTTTTCAAAGTTTAAAGCGGATTTTGCTGTTGATAATGAAAGAACGTCTAATATTCTAGGAGCGTCAGAAGCGTTTAAAGATGTAAAAGAATTAACCACACCCCCTACAAGTATAGCCGTTCCTTCTAGCTCTGAATTTAAAGCAATAGAACCTTCTATTGTTGCCTCGGTAAGATCCAATATTTGCTCCTGTGTAAATCCTAGTCTAGCGTATGCAATTTGTAAACTTGTTACATCTGTAGCTGTTTTTACCGTTGTAGCACCTAGCTCTAAAGCATTATCTGTAAGTTCTTTTGTTTGTTGAGATGTTTGCTGTAATACTGCGGATAAGGTAGCGTTTTGTTTCTCAAAATCTCTAATAGTTTTTAAAGCGTCTCTTACTACTCTTACAAACAAGAAAGCGCCACCCACTAAACCTAGAGCAGAAGCCAATCCTCTTGCTGCAGAAGCAGCACTATTTAAAGCAGCAGGGTAATTACCTACATTTCTTTGAAATCTACCCGCAGCAGCATCTACCTTTAAAAAAGCTTTCTGTTGTCTTTGTATTTCTTTGGTTAATCTTGTTAGTTCTTTTCTTTGAGCTACTGTAAGTTTTTTTCCTAATTGTCTTCTCAGCTCTAAATTCCTTTGTACTTTTATTAATTGATTAAGCTTAATTTGTTGTTTTTCGTATTCACTTGATAAAGAAGAAGATAGTTTTGCCGCTTCTCTTAATGATGAATTTGATCTTTGTAGCTCTACTTTGTTTTGAACTAACTGTTTATTCGCTAAAGATGTAGCCAATGTTAGTTTTGACTCGCTTCTCTGTAACGAAGTGTTTAATTTATCTCTTTCTCTAGCTAAGTTGTTTAGTTTTTCAGTGCTAGAGGCTGTTTCTTTTATTTTTTTATTTGCTTCTGAAGGAGTCGATATCTTAGAAAAGTTTTTTTGTATCTCCAAAGTTGCCTGAGATATCTTTAACACATCTTGAAGTACTACATTTAATTTCTTTGTAGTATTATCAATTTCGGCATTGATTTCTTTTATTGTGTTTAAATTATTAGCCATTTGCTAAAGCTTTTCTTTTTTGTGATGTTAATAACTCTAATTGCTCCCAGTATGATATCCATCCAGTTACGCTTGTTTTCTTTAAATTTATAGGATAACTCAGAGATAAATTTATTTCTAATTTTGTTTTTTGTTGTATTAAACTTAATTTTTCTCCTGAATCCCTAGTTAAATCTTTATATTCTGATATTTTTCTTTTAACTTTTGTGTTTGAGTTATTTATAGCAGTTACTATTTTTTTCAATTCATCATTTAAGTTTTTTTCTGTATTTATTGAAAAACCCCACTTGCTTAAATGTTTAATTGACTCTTCTGTAATGTATTTATCCTTAGACATGATAACGTTTTGAATTAAAGAAGGCACTACTGCGTTTCTTGATTCTAAATAGCTTATTTCGCCTATCAACAAATATATTCTTATTGTACTATTATTTTTTGTTAGTATTGAGTATTTATTTATTAGATCACTCCAAGCATCCTGAAAGTAATTATCTACCTCCACCTTTTCAATATCTTTCTTCTTAGATAAATACCTTAAATCTCCATGCAAAGCCTTATCAAATCTGTATATAGAAATATCATCTAAAGAATTGTATAAACTTATATTTTTACTTTTAATAATACCCATGTAACTAATTGTTCTTCTAATTTGGTATTAACTTTTACTTCATTTACATCACTTAAATCATCTATTCTGCTTCCGTACTTTTCAGATAATTCTCTCGCTTTTGAATCTCTTGAAAATATATTTAAAATATCATTTGATATTAATGTTAAATCAAAACCTCTATAATAATCTCCTTCATCAAATAGTGTTACTATGTTAGGGTTTTTGCCTTCAATTGCCTTAACGGCTTTTGTAAACGGTGTATAAGGTGTTAGCTTTTCACCATCTGCATCTTCTCCTAAATTAAATAACTGATCTATTCTAACTAAATCAAGTATTTGTTTCTTGTCATTTTCTATAAAAGTCTTTGACTGACTATTAAGATTTGATTGAATTAATTTTAATTGTTGTATAATGTCAGATATACTCATATTTTAATGATAGCCCCAACTTATAAAGGCTGGGGCTATATTTATTAAGCTACTGTCGTGGCGCTTGCTGAAAACGAACGATAAAGACCATCTCCAGTTATTGATATTACTCCATTAAAAGATACTGAAACTAAATCGTCAGTTGCTAAAGCTGTAATAGTTAAAGTATATACATTTAAGGCTTCTGCTACCAAAGTAACAGGGTTTTCAGTGCCGTTTACGAATACTTTCCAATCTGCTGTGTTTGTAGCTCCAGTAACATAAGTTTCTTGTCCTCTTGCAAACTTTGCATCAACTGTTATAGTTGTATCTGTATCAGAAGGAACTGCTGTATATGAAATAACTGCCTGCGTAATAGGTTCAACTAATCTTGTATCAAAACTTAATAAGTTTGCGTCAATCATTCTTGAATTATCCTCAAACTCATAAGTGTTTGCTAATTGAAAATCTAAAGTAGCTTTCTGCCCAACTCCAGGAGACTGCAATGTGAATTTACCTCTCGCTGTTCTTGAAGTTAAGAAACCTCTTGCTTTATTTTCATCACTTCCAGTAGTCCACATCAAGTTCCCGGCAGAATCAACAAAAACAAATCTATTGTTTCCCTGACCTTCTAAATAACCTAACAATCTATTGTAATAGATATCAGCCCCTTCTGAAAATATTGGAGAGTATTTATATTTAGCCGCTCCTGCGCTAATTTCTGTGTTATCAGCTAGCGTTTCAATTAATGGGTCTGTTCCGTTTTCTGGAAAGTCATTAATTCCATTAATAATACTTAAATTACCCGCTAATTGTAATGATTCAATATAAGCAGCATTAAACTCCTGAGTTAAATCAAACTCAAAATTTGCTGGCGTTCTCCAAAGCGTAATAGTGTTTTGGAAATTGTAACCACAACCTTTTGTTTTATTAAAACCGACCATGTCGCTTGAGCATGAGGCTTTTCCATTTAATTCTAATCCTGTTGCCATTATTCTATAATTTTATTTTGTTTATAATTATCGTACTCTTTTTTAGTTAAACCTTCAGCTTTCTGACCTTGATTCCAATCATACTTATTCCCTATTTTAATATTTCTTAAAACAGTTCCTGAGTAAGTTTTCTTCTTAGGTTTGGACTTTGGTTTCTCTTTTTGTTCTATGTTATCCATTTTATATCTTTTAAACATGAATTATTAAATTCAATTTTGCAATCTATTCTTATTGCGTCCCATAAATCTATTGCTCCTGAATCATTAGCGCTTGCGTCTTCTGAGTAGTCTGGAAAATCATTAACAACTTGTTCATCTTCATTTAAAAAACGTGTTGTTGAGGCACTTCCAATACCTTGAAATACTAAATCCGTAATTGGGTTTAATACAATATCAAAAGAAGCTTCAAATCTCTCCATGCTGTTCATGTGCTTTCTACTCTCTAATGTCGCAACGATAAAATTGCAATCTCTATCAACCAAACTTTGATTATCTTTATATGTTTTAGGTCTTGGATTCAATAACCATATCAAAGGATAGCTATCATCTTTCTTTAACGATAGATACTTGTTTAATGATTTCTTATCTCCCCATCCGAATTGGATAGTCCTAAATCCTTTGCCATCGTAATCAATTTGTGGCATCTGAGATATTATATCTCTAAGCTTGTGTTCTGGTACAATTATATTCCCCATGAATTCTCTCTATAATAGAATTTAAACTCAAAATCAGGAAAACTAGTATCGTCTAAAGTATTTTGATCCGTCATGTATTGATACATGTTAGAGAAATTACTATCTCTAGAACCATAATAATCTAAACCAACCATTCCAGAAGCGTTAATAATTACATTTGGGTTGTTGTAACGACCGTTATAGTCATTTAACTCCCCTTGGTAACTGCTAATAAACTTATTGTAAGCATCAATATACTTAGGTGTCGGATCGTAATTCTGCGAATTAGCAGCATCAGGTAAAACGACACCCGTTGTAGTATATATACTTGATCCATTCCTTAGATATTGACAGTATATGTAGAAAGCTATTAAACTTTGTTTGTTAGCTCCTAACATCCCATCCCATCTATAGCTTTTACCGCTTACGCTATAAGTTTTCCCATTTATTAAATCAAACCACTTTTGATCTGTTGGATTTGCCTCATATTCATCGTATAATACGATTCCTAAAGCATTAATAAATATTTCACGCTCGTATATATCAATAAACAACTGCAAGTCGTTTTGGAAGTTGTTATTTGAACCCCCAACATTTAAAGATGGGTTGTTCGGAATAAATAAACTTCCTGTTTGAAAATATTCGGGCGTTACTATTGACATTACTTTTTAGATTTTGGTTTAATTACCTTCTTAACAGATTTTACTTTATTGGGCTTATCCTCTACAAAATTAGCAACCCCTTTACCAACAACCATGTTGGTTAAGTCTCTACTAGCTGTCCAAAACTCATCCTTTTTGAAAGTGGAATAATCTTCTGTAAATTGAACTTTTTTATTCATGATGTTAATATTATGAAGCTAATGTTGTTAAAGCAGCTTGAATATCAGTCACTTTTCTATGACCTACTTTTTCAGATTCCTTAATTAAGAAACAAACTCTTTTACGAGCCTTTATAGTCTCCTCATCTTCTAAGAATTGATTGTTTACCATTCCTGTAGAAATAGTATAACCATCTTCATCTTCGTAAATAGTACCATAACGGCTATCGCCAATAATCATGGTGTTATCTGCAAAACCGTTATCTTCAATAACCATTATTCCAGATATTTCTTTTCCGTCTCTTGAAACAAAAGGAGGCATAACGTAATTATTGTTAGCATCTTTCTTTAGTTTCATTTTGTTTATTTCAGTAAGGTTCATTAAGGCGTAATTTGCTCTAAATTTATTACCTAAACCTTTAACGATATCCTCTGACACTTTCACTACTAAGTCATAACGACTCGCGTCTGATATACCTGCTGCAACTGGCACATAAGCGGGTGCTAACGTTTCTAATCCAAATATATTAGTTCCTGCACCTGTTCCAGACCTTAGCTGAGTGTCTTCGACAAGTTTAACGTTCATGTTTAAAAATCCATTTAATTCATCCGCAAAACGAGCTAAATCGTAAGCAAATTCTGCTGTATATGGAATTGAATCTCCAATTTTCTTAATATTAATAGAGAATTGCTCCCATTTAACAGCAGATTCAGGGAAAGCAGCTCCTTCTGCGACCATTGCAGCAGCTCTGACGGTTGTGGCAGCATCCCAATCTCGGTAACTTATTGTTCCGTTATTGTTCTTGCCTATACGAACTTTTCTAAATAGATCGTAAATAGCTAATTTTTTGACCGCTAATGGAGATAATACGTCATCTCTAAAACTATCTGTGTTGTTTGTTACAGCGCTAGATAAGGTCAATGCTTTACTTACATAAAATGTATGGTCTTTTTTACCTGTAAAGCTATCTTTAATAGCTTCTGCGTTAGTCTCTAATAACTGCTTTAAAGTTCCTTTAGTGTTTTTAATACCCGATTCTTTAAGTTGAGTAATTTCACCATTTTGTTCTTCAACAATTCCTTTTACAGTGCTTAATTCTTCTACAAGTTCTTCAACCTCTGTTTTAACAGCCGTAAAATCTTCCGTCTTAACCGCTTTTTCTAATTTCTTATCGAACTCTGTAGCGATATAATTTTGATACTCTTTGTCTAGTACCTGTAATTCTTCAACTGTCTTTAATTTGTATTCAGCTTCGGAAATACCTTTTGATATTAAAAATTCTTTGTGCATTTCTTTAATTTTTGTTTAATAAATACTTTCGTTTTTGTTCTACGAGCCGTGATTTCTCGAGGGCTTCTTTTGATTGAGTGCCTAATGACGAGTCAATTATTATTTGTCCAGTCTCACTATTACTACCTTGTAGCACTAATGAGCTTTCACCTATATTTTTTGCTTCTTTTACTACCCAGAAATAATTAATCTCTCCTTCGTCTTCTTCAACTTCTTCTTTGTTAGCTATTTCATTAATATATGTATCGTAGTTGTTTTTGTAAAATTCATCTTCAGGACTTTCGCTATTCATTGCAAATTCAATATCCACGTACTGCATTCTAACGCTTGCCTCAATATCATCACCACTATCTAACCATTCTTTAGCTAATGAATTAATAACTTTATCTTTAGCTATCTTGTATATCAATGCTTGAGTGTTTCCTTTTAAACTAGAACCTAATAAAGAAAAAGGGATATCTTGTACAAAAATCTCTACATTTTCCTTTCTAGCTATGGTCGTACTCATTGACATTTTATGGGTATCGACTAAATAGTTTCTCTTGTTCTGGTTCTTTGCTGTTCTATTCCAAATACCGTTAATATGTAAATCTCTATGACTATCCAGTATTTTAGTTGTGTTAACTACAATGTAATAATAGTTATCATCTTTAAAATCTTCTTTATTTACTCCTGAGACCTTAGAAATATCGATAGGTTTTAATTTAACAGAACATCCTTTCTCAAATGATTTGTAAACTTGAGACTTTTTAAGAGATATGATTTGATCCTTGGACTCAACCAAAGATTTAAACATCTCCTTTTTATCCTTAAATTCCTTATTTAGTTCCTTACAAAAAATCATTTCAATACTGTTTTATTGTTTTCTATTTTATATATCTTCTCTTTTAGTTGCTTTACCAACTTTGGATCAGTAGCCTTCTCTAAAACCTTTTTTAATTTATTTACTTGATTCATTTCTTTTCAAATTGTATTCCTAAATTATTCATAAAATCCTTGGCATCTTCTTCTGTCAAACCTGATTGTACTAAGTTCCTCATTGAAGTAGTTATCTTTAAAGCTTTATCCGCTTTTTTACCTTCCAATATTTGCATAGATGGCAAATGTTCGTAACTAGCTTTAAATGGATTGTTAGGATCTCCAAATGAATTAGTCCAGCTAGCGGCTAAATCGTCCGCTCTTGGCTGCATTACGTTTTGAACAAACCCTACTTGCGACTCTCTTTGATTCTCGAAAGTGTCACCTGTAGTAAATGCTTTATATATTTCGTTTGGAACTTGATATCTTTGAGATATAATATTAGAGTTTGTTTCTCTACTTTTATTTAATCCAAGATCTCCAAGCTTAACAGTCATATTTATGTACCCTAACTTCTTTGACGGTGTTAAGGTTCTATTTCCATGACTTAAGGGTTTATTTAATACTTCTTTTATGTTTCTTCTATCCTTCTCTTCTAATTTTAAAGCTCCCCCTAAATTAGCTCCTGACTGCTCACTAAATATCATTTCTCTACCGTTAGTTTCAATAACTATATTCTCTGCATCTGAAGCTAAAGAAACGTTTGAAACTTCTTTTATAATAGAATCTATTCTACTAGGAGATGTAACAGCTCCCGTTTGAGAGTTATCTATACTGCTAGTAACATCAAAATAGGGTATTACGTCTAAAAATTTAATACTTTTATTAGTCTGCACATCTTTATAGGAAAATTCTTTACCATAGTAATTTCTTTCGTCCGATTTGGTTACTATAATAGTATCTCCCATTTTATTAGGAAATTGTATCTGTGACGGATTTAGATTATACATATATTTAACTCCGTCTTTAAATGAGTTTAAATACGGTCTTTGATAGACCCAACCGTAAGCACATAGAAACCATTCGTATTGCATTAAAAAATCTTCTCCTGATTGATGAGGGTTTGGGTTTTTTAACCACTTTAAAGATTCGTGATTAAAGTCTTTATCTCCATTCTCATCCTCTATATAGAACTTTGCTTTAGATAAGTAATCAGCCCTTATAGAGATTACTGAAGATAAAGTAGAATGATTTATCGCTAAGGATAGCTTATCTTTTCCGTCTAAATATGTTGTATTGTTCTTTGTTACACTGTACCAACCAGAGCCGTTTGAATATCTTACATAACCTAAAGAACTCATTAACCCATTGAATAAACCCATAAAAAAACCTCTACTTTATAGGTAAAGGCTTACAATTGTCAGATTGTTCTATATAAAAAGCCAGTTACCTTAATAAATTAATACTAAGAACAACTGACTTGACAAATATAGTTTATTTATTTTTAGTATTTACATTTTGTATAGATTTTATTTATACTCTACTTTTTTTAGTTTTAAGGTATTGGTTTAAAGTAATTAATCCATTAGCATATTCTGTTCCTAGTTTTATTCTGAATATTCTTTCTTTACAATCGCATTTACATACGAGACACGAATAATTTCTTTCAATTCCTTTATAACTAAATATTTCGTATTCTTTCACACTTTATCAATTCTAAAATTATGTTTCTCGTACTTACTTCTTTTCATTCTCTTGAACTGATACCTAAGAGTGTGCCAGTTTACACCTTGTTCTCTTTCTATTGATCTTAGAGTGCTGTGAATAGTTCTCTTATCTAATTCTTTATCTTCGTATATATACATTAAACCTACTGTTTTAATTCAATTAATACTTCTTTCCAAAATGAATATATCTCACTTGGATAACCTCCTTTTTTAATTCCAGTCTCAATCCAATTAATTGAATCTTCTCTAGCCATTTCTTCAGTTACAACTCGATCTTTAATCATCGATTTTGCAACATCTTGTGGATTTTGTGATTTTCCCATTACTACTCTTAATTTTAAATTTGTTCCCTCAGATGGTCTCGAACCATCGACCTGCACATTATGAGTGTGCTGCTCTAACCAGCTGAGTTATAAGGGAATGATTATTCTATTTTTTTCGTGAGTTAATAATCGTTTCTTCTTCTACTTTCTTAATTAGATTCATCATGGCAAAATCAAATGTAGAATGATGCCAAGGCAAAGAATCAATTCCTGAAACAGATATATAATGTGTCCAATATTTTCTTCTAAATAATAGAAAATTCGTTTGTTTTTGAACCTGAACTACAAAAGTTCCATTTGATTCCTTTATTCTGAAATTCGACACCCCTACTGTTTTATGTATTTCGTTATGCTAATATAATACTTTTATCGTAAAAACCCTTAATAAGTGGTAAAAATTTAATGCCAAGTGCCTTGATGAAGATCGTTAGCAAGAAGCCAAAGACCCGTTATACTATCTGGAGCATCATCATTGTATTTAGTTTCTTTTCTGTTAAGCTTATCATCTTTGTTATAAGCCAACATTTCTCGCATAGCCAAGTCATACATGCTCCCAGCCTCATAGTCGTTCCTGAAAACAAAGTATAACCTAATAAAACCGCTGTTACTTATAATACGGCTATGCTTGTTTCCTTGTGCCGCCACAGGCATTAAATCACATCCTATTACATTTCCTAGTTTTTCCGCATAACCACCACCGACCCCATTTATCTCAATAGCAACAGTTTCTATTTTGTTTTTCTTTTGAAAAAATGATATCTCAGGTATTGTAACCTCTGAATTAGCTTTACTAAAATACCAATCTGTCACATATATTCTATCTCCAACCAAACATCCAACAGGCATACTTAATGAATCAGTTCCTCTATCTGCTGGGTCGTTAAAAGAAAATACAGACTCTACATTTTCTTTATTGAAGTCTTTTAATGAGAATCTTGATAATTCATTTTTCATGAATAGCGCACCTTCCTTGTTCATTAGCCATCCACCTATATATTTGTAATTGAACAACTCAGCATCTTCTTCAGAAATTTTATCCCATTGATCTAGTTTGTCTTTATTTAAGTTGTCTCTGTTGTCTAAATACGTGGTATGTATATTTTCTACGTTCGGGTGTGATGATGTGATATAATTAAAAGGTATTCCGTTAAAAGTAATGTCGTGATTCACTTCGTATCCTTTAAAGAACCTTTTATAAAAAAAACTCTCATCAGCATAGGATGGGTTTTGAATCCATATAACCCTGTTTTGTATTCCTTTCTTTCGTATTGAGTCATCAATATCTCTAAAACTTTTTCCGTCTTTGTAGTCTTCAGCTTCCTCTATTACCCATGTGGTAATCCCCGGTAGTGATTTAAGATTAGCGGTTTGGTCTCCGCTAGATGTTTTGATTCCTGAAAAGAAAATAAAAGACCCTGTTCGTTTATTGTATATATGTGTTTTAGTAATGTAAAAATCTTTTTCTACTCCAAGTCTCTGAAGTGTTCCCTTAAACTCTGGTATTATTGATTTTTCAGCTGTCACCATTGTATAACGAGTAAATAGTATTCCATGTCCTTTTTCGTACGTTAGTCGAGCTATAAATTCATGTGCCTCATAAGTCTTTCCAGAACCACGCCCTCCAGTTAATACTATATACCTTTTCTCTGTAGTGTATAAAGGCTTGAACTTTAAATTCGATACCGATTCTACTCTACCCATTTTTTAATAGGTATGTTTACCTCTCCACCCATTTCTATTTCTTGCTTATCTTTCCACCCCATGTTTTTAAGAACAAATATATTACCTACACACTTATCTCCTTCAGCTACTTTATTCTCGTGGTAATTCTCTATTTGAGTGGTAGCTCTTTTTATTAAGTAGGAAAACTCATCTTTAGTTTTATATTCGTAGAAACTAGATTTATCAGCAAAACCTAAGAATAAAGAGATTCCTGTTATAGTTGGTCTTTCGGGTTGTCTCACCCAATATTCAACTATTTCTGTTTTAATTACCGACTC